GAATCGTATTGCCTTTAATGCTGATAAATACTTCATTATGGAAACAAGAAGACAGTATGAGAAAGGGTTTAATCTCAGAGGTGTATTTACTGATACAGAAACTGTCGAGCCAGTTATTTTACCAAAGAATGTAACTTATGCTGATGTTGCTGAATACTTTAAAAATAACCACAAACAAGGTGTTATTGATTGGGGTATTTACTCCACAAAAACAGAGTGGATTGATTTAATTACAACTTATTATAATCTTTACAAGAAGGCTCCTTCCACTGACATAACACGAGTTAAAGCACTTATTGAAGCTTATACTGAACCAGTTAAACAGTTACAAATTAAAGTACACAGTGCTTTCAAGACTGATCATCGTTATACCAGAAAAGAAGTTAAAGAAATACTTAACGGTATTTATAAAGTAAGTGGGGTAAAGAGAAATGCGAAGTATTCTGATCTTTTTGAGTTCTGTAAAGAAGTTAAAGAAACATCCTCAAAAGGTGAGAGATATATGACAATCATTAAGAAGTAATAACCGACAATTAAATAAGATGAAGATGAATACACAAGAGTTTGAAAGATATATCCAGAGTTTACCTAAAGAATACACGATTAGTGAACCAGTATTCTGGGTTTTAGTAGAAGAAGATACGTTCAGTTATTCAATAGAGTTTGACTCTTTTAGTGTATATGTTTGTGAGAACACACTGACTTATTGGGACGGATTTGGTGGTTTTGTATTACCACACATTGAAGTTGTAAAATCTAGCTCAGGATTTATAATTAATTATCCTAATGGGAGTTTGACAATAAAACTTTAATTCAATGATACGTAATAGCAACTTTACACACATCTTTGATAAATTTAAATCAGTCATTTACGACGATACAACACATAGTTATACGCTTGACGGTAATAAATTAGAAAATGTTACAACTTATTTGACAAATAAGTACTTAAAACCATTTGATAAATGGAAAATCGCCTCGATACTAGCTACCACCACTGATAAACCTTCACATTATTGGATTGATTATTGGAAATTAACTGGCGATGAGGCATCAATAGTTGGTTCAAGAGTTCACTTATTCGCTTCATGGTACTCAAATAAAAGTAAGCCTAAAGATAAGCTAGAAGAAGCTGTTAGAGACTTCTATGAAGATCATTTAAAAGACGGTTGGACTATTGTATGTACAGAATTATGTGTACATAATGATAAATTAGCTGGTCGTTTTGACTTACTGATGTATAAACCACAAGAAGGTTATTGGTTATTAGACTTTAAAACTACCAAAAAAGACTTGATAAAAGACACTAAAGAACTAAAGAACGGAGGTAGTATAACACTCATAGACTTTTACGGGATGCAATTAAAATGTTATGAATACTTGTTAGGATTAGATACAATAAAGAAATCAGTTGTCCACATAAAAGAGAGTGGTTATACTTTATTTGACATAGTATAGAGAAGAATGGTAAGTTAGCTTTATGCTAACTTACCTTTTCTGTTTATGAAACGAACGCAAAGATTGAGAACCTTAAAATATGACTATATGAATTTAGAGATTAACAAATTAATTAAAGATATTGACAACACACTTGGACTGACTTTAAGTAAAGTTGGTTTATCTAACTCTAATCTTAGTAAAAATACAAAGATTATTATTTCTCAAGATGTTTTGAGAGTAATAATGCCAGATTATGCTATTTATGTGGATAAAGGAAGGAGAGGTGGTAAAAGACCTCCGATCAAAGCCATATTAAATTGGATGAAACAAGCTGGGATTAATACTAAGGGAGTTAGACAAATAGATATAGCTTATGCTATTAGTAATAGTATAGGTCAGAAAGGTATAAAGCCTAGACCGTTTATTGATACTTTTCAAAAAAGTATTACTAACTTGATAATGAAACAGTTAGAAAGACAAATTGATAACATATTAAATAATAAGAGATGAATATACTTAATAATTGGAGATTCCAGAGAACAGCTCAAAGTTTGGCTGATACGAAATACAGTCTAGTATCACAACCCCCTTATTTGGGAGTTAGTGAGAATATTTTGTCATATAAGTTTACACCGAGATCTCTTAATATCGCTGGTACAAAAGCTTATATACAAATCACAGTAGTTAACAATCCAATGGATGGTTCTACGTTTATGTTAAGTAACAATAATGGAGATAATATAGCATTAACAGCATCGGTCACTCCAAGTACTCAAGAGTTTTTAACATTTAATGGTCTTAATCAATTAAGTAGACAATTTCAGATAGCTCAGTCATTAGCAAACGAATTACTTGATAGTTCTTTTAGAGATAATTATGAGATTTGGGTAACATCTAATGTACTACATATTAGAGCTTTAGACTATGGTCCGCAGTACACTTTAAGTTTTAGTAATACTCCAGCTCTTATTTTGACTTATAACGTTGCTGGGAGTAATAATTATCAACTAGATAGCTTTATTGACTATTCGTTATATGCTAAAGTTATTATACTAAATACTAGAGTTGGTTTTAATGTCATTGGAGGGAATGTTGATCGTACTGCTGGTCAAGTTATTGGGGAAATTATTCTACCTTATTACGGTCAAGATTGGTATTTTAATATTGACGGTTATTTGAAAAATTATGTAGGTGTTGTAGTACCAACTAAGAATCCAAACTTCAATATAGTATATCAAGAATTAGATAAAGACGCTGAGTTTCCCATATTACGTGGATATTACTTAAGTCTTGGTGATTCTTTTAGATATGTAAGTGGAGGTGAGCGAAAACGTGTTATAAACGCTTGTACTGATGTTCAATATGTACAAAATGGAGCGTTAGATCTTATGTATAGTTACAATATGTTAGATTATACTTTAGAAGCTAGCACACCGTCAGTTCTTAAATTCCTCAATAAATGGAATGTAAAAGATACTAGGATAGATGCTAATGAGTTTTTACAGTTTATAGAATCCAAGAACAATGCTTCTACGAGTTGTGTATTTGGTGTTGAAGTTACATTTAGATTTATAGATGGCACTATAGTTACAAGAGATACTAGCTTGGGCAACTTTAACAGTACTTTTGGAGGTAACATTAGTATTGATGTATCGCCTCGTAAAGTTAAAGTAGATCAAGAGGAAGCTCTAGCTGGCGTTTGGGTTGATTACTATGACGTTAGATTGTATTGGCAAAGACCTTCATATCCTAGGTATTATAGTGAGATAAAGCGTTTTATAATGAAAAGAGAGTGTGGTGAACATATTAAAAACTTTATATGGTTTAATGAATTAGGAGCTTGGGACTCTATAACAGTTAAGGATAATATGTCAACAGATTATCAACGTGAATTAATTAAGATAAAAAGAATTACTCCATTGAATCCAAGTCCCGATAAGGATATAACAAGAGTTATTAATATTAACTATGATGAACTAAAAGAAGTTAGCACTTTCGAGCTTGATAAAGCTAATTATGTAATGTTAGAAGGTTTATTTAAAAGTACAGCTGTGTACTTATATGACCCAAGCATTAATACTTTTGTACCAGTTATTATCACCGATAATAATTACTCGAATGAAGCTAATAAGGATATTAGAACTGTAACATTCAAATATAAATTGACATACCCATCTAACATAATAACTAGATAATGAATGCGATACAAATATATATCAATAATCAGCTTATTGATCTACCAGAAGATTCTGATATCGGGCTGAGACTTCAGAGATTCGTTCAAGATGATTATGAAATAACACAGAGAGGTGGTGATTATTCGTTAAACATCACATTGCCTATTACAAAGAATAATGCTAGAATATTTGGTCCTAAAGATCAATTTTATCAATTCAGAAAGTTTGGTGAAATAAAGGACTATGAAGCTAGGATTGTTGACTCTGGTCAAATATTACTAGAAGGCGTATTTAGATTAAATAGTGTAAGTGATAAGGGTTATAAAGGAGATTTCGCATCTATTAACGTAGATTGGTTATCTAAACTTGAAAGCATTAGACTGACTAAGCTAGGTTACAAAGACGATGTTGCTACTTGGACAGTTCCCTTTAGAGGTATGAATGATGCTAATTACTATAATGAGAATTACAATCAAGACATTGTATTTCCAGATATTAGTTACAACAATGTACCGGTAACTGACTACTTATTTTATTCATATGACGACGTATTCGGACCTAATGCTTTAGACCTACCAAATATGATGCCCACTAACAATGCTTATTGGTCATGGAGATTTGGAGCTAGTTTTGAAGATTTTCCTCCAGCAGTAAAACTTGAGTCAATATTGAAGAAAATAAGTGAAGAGATTGGTTATGAGATGAAAGGTGATATATTTAGTCAAGATAACTTTGATAGATTAATTCTACCTTATGTTGGTAATGGTTATGTATGGAACTGGGGTACTTTAGCGTCTCTAAGACTAACGTTGATAAATAATCCAATAACTTATTTAACCGATATTCAGATATTGACAGCACCAAATTCAGTGTTCAGTGATTTGTACGGTCCAAATAATGAGTTTAACTTACAATTAAAAAGATGGGATACTTTATTAGACAATCCTTCAGTTAGAACTGACTATGTTGCTAATTTTAACAAGTATGGTGTAACAGCTGGTAAACAAGGCTACGTAGCACCAATTGATGGTAAATATAGGATTAGTATAAGAACTATACATAGAACTAATTTAACTCATAATCTATTGATGAATAATGAGTGGCTTAATATAGGTCAAGGTCAAATAGGTAGAAGTTGGTCAAATGAAGTGCTAGTTATTGTCAGACAGAATCAAAATGGAGAATATGTACTAAATCCTCAGTGGGAAAAAGATCTAGCTAACTATCTAGCTGGTATTAACGACGATTTTATTAATAAACCTAGCGACGTTATTGCTTACATTATTCCAGCACAATATAATGTTATTAATACGTTACCAAATAGAAAGTACGCTTTAGGATCTCCTATTCAAGAATGGCAACAAGAACCTACTGTACTACTAAGTTGGTGTGTACCTAATCCAACAATGACTACAAAAAACGTTTCTAATATGGTTGATTTTTCAATTGATGTTCAACTTTTAAAAAACGAGAGAGTCTATGCTTACTGGTATAGTCCTATAAATATTGTAAGCTTTTCAACAAATGGTGCTGCTAATAGTTTATATTCAGCTACGAATGAAACATTTTCACCGAGCTTTAAAATTGATGTACATTGTGGAGATACAGATATTGACATAGCTAGAAACTTACCAGACATAACAGCTAAGGATTTTATAACTAGCTTTATTAGATTATTTAATTTGAACTTCACTGTTGACAATTCTACTAGAACAATAAACTTTAGATTTAACAATAGTAAAAAACTGAGTAAATCAGTTGTAGATTTAACCGACTATATTGATGCTGAAACTATTGAGTTTAGACCAGTAAGACAACCTAAAGAACTACTTATAGGTTATACAAATGATGAAAAAGATAGGTTGTTAACTATGCCGAATGTCAATTGTAATAATCAAAAGAAAATTAGTTTAGATTATGCTAACGTAAGGTTGACTAATAATAATATTTATACTAACGGTGTTAAGGATGTTAGAACGAGTTTTAGTGCTACTAAATTTGTTAGAGGTAGATTTCAAACAGTTAATGTAACCGCTAATCCTCCCACTTTTGTTAGCACTTACAATGACCCTAATGGAAATCCTTTCTGGATAGGTCTTAATTACGGAGCTACTAATGCTATTGATAATTTTTATTGGGATATTCCTAGTATACAAAGCTTAGAAAGTTTTAATCAAAAAAGAGTTGGTGATTTAGAGTATAGTTGGGATTACGCTTCAAGATTATTATATTTTATAGGTGTACCTCAACCTAATCAATACTTCTTAGTAGGAGCTCCTTTTGATACAATTACACAGACAAACTTCTGGAAGAAACCAACAGCTTGTACTTTCGCTGGTGAAAACTCTTCTTTATTTGGTTCTGGTACTTACCCAAGCTTACGTTTTGATCATAGATTGTATGAAGAAATGTTTAACAACCAACTAGAGGTCTGGAAAAACGGTTACATATTATCAGCTAAAATTTATTTGAACAGTAGATTATGGGAGTTGTTACAAGGATCGCAAAGAATTGTGGTAAATGGCGATGTGTTTCAATTAATGACAATTGAGGATTATGATATTACTGGTAATAATCCTAGCACAATAACACTACTTAAATTAACGTGATTAAATTAATAAGAATATGAATAGAGAAATTAACATTGAGGTAAATGGTATCCAGAAACCTCTAGCTGATGTCAATAAATTAATGAAAGCCGTTGATGATTTAGAGAACGGCTTTTCTGATTTAACAAAGACTACTGATAAAATAGGTGGTGATTTAGCTAAAGGGTTTAAAGAATTAGAAGGTGCTGTAAAAGAAACTAGTAAAAACATTAAAGATGATCTTCAAAAGTCTATGGGGAGTGTAGAAGGTATTGGGGTAAAATTGACTAAAACTTTGAAAGAAGGGTTTAAGCAAATCGACTTGTCTAGTTTGGAATCTCTTGATACGTTTTTCGATAGAGAAGTAGAGTTCCGTGATAAGATGATAAATTTAGCTAACGTTGCTGGTAATGTAGCTGAAGCATTTGGACCTATCGGTAAAGCTATATCTTTCGCATTTCAACTAGCAGCTCCAGTATTTGCTGATTTTATGGACGAATTACGTAAAGCTGATAGAGAAGCTTTTAGAGCTTCTCAATTACCTAAAGCTTTGAAAAAGTACGAGAGAGAGCTTAAGGATGAGCTAGACGAGGTAATCATTAAATACCGTGTTTTAGATAAACAATCAGAAGAGCTTAAAAAAACCAGAATAGATCTTGTAAAAGCTACTGCTCAATTGGAAGCTGCCGAGTATAAGTTAGGTGAATCATTCGGTGCTGAATTAAGTGAGATGAACGGTATTTATGATGCTATGACTAACGTTAATTTATCTCTCGATGAGAGAGCTAATGCTATTGAACAGTTCATGAGCACTTATGGTAATTATTTGTCTGACCTTGATCGAGAGAAAAGAACTTTAAAAGACATCATAGCTCTTTATGAAGAAAACGTTGCTGCTATGCTCAAGAAAGATATAACATCTAAATTCGAGCCTCAACTAAAAGCAATAAGTGTCGCTATGATGGCAGCAGCTAAAGAAGCTGTAGAAGCTCAGCGTAAGTTAGATGAAATGGATGCGGCTGGTCCATTTAGTAAAGGCTTGGGACGTGATGGAAAGAGTTATGAGCAATGGAAAGAAAAACTCGATGCTGCTAATGCAAAAATACTTGAAGCAAAGAATGAAGAGGCAAAGATTAGAGAAAAAATCAGAGAAGAAACAGTATCTTACGGTCAAGCATTAGGTCTTACTGTCACTATTAATGGTCAAAACAAAAAGTTAGCTTATGAACAATATAGTGCTACTAAGAGTCGTCGTATGGAGGAAGAAAGGATTACAAAAGAAAAAGCTAAGCAACGAGCAATATACTATGAAGAGAGATCAAAAAAAACCACTGAAGATTTTGAAAAAGCATTAGGAGAAGGTAAATTTGATGAAGCTGAAAAAGCTTTAAACAAAAGAAGAGCTCAGCAGTTAAGTTATATAAATCGGATAAAAAGAGATAAGCTAGATATGGGTGCTCTTGACGATAAGATAAAAGAAGCTGAAGAGAGGATTGAAGAATATGAAGAAAAATATGTAGAAACTGTAAACAAAAGACGTGTAGATCTTGAAAAGCTAGGTCTATCGGGGATTACTACTCTTTATCCTGACATACTCGGTATTGATGCTACAAACGTACCAAAAGAGTTTAAAACAACCATAATTGACCAGACTACAAAGACTACAAAAGAAGCTATTAGAAAGTTTATAACTACCAGTGGTAAAGATTTTGAAGAAGCTAAAAAGGATTACGAACGAATTGTTAGTGATTATCTTCAATCTGGTAGCTTAGACGAGGAAGAACTTTTCAAAAAACTACGACAAGCTGGTATTATATCGGTTTTTGAAGCTATTGCTAAAAAAGATAAAGAAGGATTAACTAAAGCGCTTGACCAAGAGCGTTCTAATATTGAGAAATATCAGAAAGCTAAAGAAGAGGGTCAAATAGATTTGATAGAACTACAAGAAGAGTACGACAAGAAGTATAATGAAGATTTGAAAAAACTAACAGATGCTCGAATTAAACAACAAGAGAAAACAGAAGAAGCCGCTCGTAAGATACAAGCAGCAACAAACTTACTAACTGGATCTCTTGGAAAAATTACTTTAGAGAATTACATAAAAGAGATTGAAGACCAAAAAGAAGTAGAAATTCGAGACGTACTAAAACAAGCTGAAGAAGAACTTGGTTATCTTAACAAATTTGGAGAATTACTTGTAACTTTTAGTGGGGGTGGAATAAGTGTCGGTGATTTAAAGCAACTAGTTGAACAAAATAAGATTACAGAAAAAGTGTACGAGAGTGCTATAGAGTTAGCTAGTAATTTTAATAATCAAATTGCCGCTATTAATGAGCAACGTGAAAAATTACTTAAAGAAGCTCCTATAACTTTCGCTGAAAACGCTTTCGAGTTCATTAAAGCTGATCTTGAAAGAACTATGAGAAGTTTAGATGTAGATATTGAATCTGGATTATTAAAATGGGAAGCTAGATTTGACCAAGCTGTAATAGATAAAGAGAAGGCTATTGAGAAACGTGGAAAATTAACTGGTAAAGCGTTGAAAAAAGCTAAAGAAGAATCAAAAAGATTGTTGAATGAACTAGAGTCAATAAAACAAGCTGAAATAGCTAAAGTTGGTGGTATTTATTTGGAAAAATTAGAAGAGGTTAGTAAAAGCGGTGGTGATGTAACCTTAATCTTGAAAGAGTTGAACTTAGAGATAGTTAAAGTTATCGATAAGTATGCTGAAATGGAGAAAAAAGCTAAAGAGTTAATACCAAAAAAGAAAGAATACACTGTTGATAACTATGTCGAAATAGCAAATGAAGTAACAAACGCTTTCATGAGTATAGGTCGAGGCTTTGGTGATTACTTAAATATGTTGTCTAATAGTTTAATTGAATCACTTCGAGGAAACCTAGCACAAATTGACTCAGAAATATCTAATAGTACTTCAAGGTTAGCTTCATTAGAAAATGACTTACAAGGTAAAGTAAGTGGGCGTAGAGATGCTGTATTAGCAGCAATTGAATTAGAGAAACAGAGAAATGAAGAGTTACAGAAAAGTAAGATTGCTTTAGAGGCACAGTTATTGAAAGAACAAGAGAAAGCTGCTCGTCGTCGTAAAGCTATGGCAATAACTGAGGCGGTTATTAATGGTGCTCTAGGTATAATGCAAATATGGGCTTCTAAATCTGTACTTCCTAGCCCAGCTGCTGAGATTGTAAAAGGTGTAAACACAGCCGCTTTAGCTACTACAACAGCTTTACAAGTTGCAACAATATCAGCACAAAAATTTGCCAAAGGTGGTTTTACTGGTAATGGTACTGTTAAAGATGAGACTGGATATAAAGTGGCTGGTGTTGTTCACGAAGGTGAGTGGGTTGCTCCAAAGTGGATGGTAAACAGTCCTTCCTTTAAAGGGATTATAAGCTCATTAGAAGCTTCTAGACAACGTGGTAGTACAACTCTAGGTGCACCATCAACTGATGTTATAGATGGCATCAGTGCCTCGTTAAACCCTAATTCTGACGTTATTAGACAGATGAAGACTTATACAGAAGCCGTTATTAAGCTGTCTAATAGACCAGTAATAGCTGACGTGAAGGAGTTTAGTAATGTAGCTTCTGGTATGTATAAAAGAATGAAGATTAACACGATAGGATAACGTACTACCTCTTTTAGCCCACTAACAAACTGTGGTGTCTCCACCTTTCTTAACACTGTTAATGTGCTATATATAGAATATCATTTAGACTAATAATTGTGTTTTTTTGAAAAAATTATTGTTAAATATTGAGTATCGGCGTTTTTTGTATATAATTATGAAAAATGTTTTCTTATATTTGTGGTCAATAAGAGATAATAAATCTATTAATTAAGTAACCAATAAACTTTTAACAAGATGAACAGTGTTAATTCAAATCAACAGAGACAAATTAAAGTTCAACCTAGAGGTACTGACACCTCAGGTAGTCATAAAGAGAGATTAGTACTTGAACATATATTCAAAAAAACAAAAGTAACAGACTACGAATTTACTGATCCTAATGGTTGGGCTAGATACGATGCTATAGCTAGAATAGACGGTAAAGAGTATATGATTGAACTAAAGAACAGAAATATAAAAAGTACTCAATACAATACTATAATACTAGATGAAGGTAAGGTTAAATGGATGATTGAGGAATGTAAGAGAACTAATAGAATACCAATTTTTATAGCTACTTTTGCTGATGACAAATACATAGGAATCAATCTGTTTAATGCTCTAAATACAGCAACTAAAAGCGAAGTATCAACTCCAATTAGTACAGCTGATGATCACAGAAAGATTAAAAAAACAATGTGTTATTTCAAAATAAGCAATGTGAAAGAACTGGGGTTGTTCTCATAATAGAAGGGGTGCAAATTTTTACGTCTTTTATACACTTTTTCGTATTTTTTGCACCCCACTAAATAATCACTGTTAATGGTAAATATTAAAATTGATAAGATGCTTAAAATAAATGGTATTAAATTTAGCTCAATCAATGACGCTGTAAAAGCAACTGGTTTAAAGAAAGAAGATTTAAATAGAAGATATTTTACAACTGGTAAAGGTACTGTCAAAGGTCAGTATATCGAGTTTGACGATGCCTCTGAAGTAGATATTAACAAATGGCTTACTGATAATTATGAGAAAATAAAAAAAACTATAAAGAAGTATTATAAGTGGGATGAAGACTTGTTTCAAGATGTTGTAATTTATCTAATTGATAAAGTAAATGAGGGTAAAGTAAAGAATTATGAACAAGCTATTTACAACAGATATAGAGGTGGTGTTTTGGACATTAAGAGAAGGAACGCAAAGAACAAGAAAATAGCAGCTACTCAGAGTTATATATGTACTGCTAATGATGAAGATTACAATAAGTATGAAGATTACAAAACTAAAATAAGTATTGAAAATGAAAGTTTCTACACTGATGAAGACGGTATAGAGTACAGTGTCTTAGACAGTGTCGAGAGATCTATGTGGGACAATGGTGAAACTGAACAAGATATTGAAGGTATTAATTACACAGTAAAAGTTTACTGTATTAAACAAGTACTTAGTGAGCATTTTCCACAAAAGTATATAAAATTCTACTTTGATTATCTTAACAGAGATAAAACAGAAAATTTAGTTAGTATCGGATTAAAGTATAAAGTGTATAAAAAAGACGCTAGTACTGTTATCAAAGCGATTAACAATAAACTAAAAGAACCAGAGGTAATTGAAGCAATTGAGAGACTTTACAATGTTTCAAAGTACAATAAGTTCGACGATTTAACACTTAAAATAATTACAGAATGAGTATATTTACAATAGTGCCTATATTAGCTTTTTTAGCTTCTAGGGCGTTTTTAAAGAGATCTGATACTTTTTATGAAGTTACAGACAGAATGGCTTATAAAGCCAAACAGAAGGGTTATACGAAGTTATCCAATGTTATAAAATCAGTTAGCTCATCGAAGTTATTTTGGTGTAACCCTTGTCAAACATTCTGGTTAACCTTATTAGGGTTAATATTTATTGATTTAACACACTCACTTATTAGTGCGTTTAGTGTGTACATATTCTTAAAATTTTACAACAATAAATTATCAAACTAATTTCAATTTAGAACTAATTAAAGAGTATAGAAATGAGTATAAATAATCTAACAATAGAAGATCTTGGTAAATTACACAGTCTTATAGTAGCTTTTGAAGATAACAAAATCATTGCCTCAAAGTACTTTGAACAAGTTACCGCTATTTGTGGTATGAAGTTAAATGGATGTAATACTTGTGGAGCTTATAATAATAAGTTACACAACGATATTCAAATAATGTTCTGGAATAAAGTAGCTGAAATCGCTCCAGAATACCTACCTAAAACAACTATGTTTAAATTATCTAAGTTTAATAGTCCTTATTATCAAGAACAAATACCAACGTGGTCTTTTAAGCTTATTAAAAATAACATAGAAGCCCTTATAGCTGAAAGAGATAGATCTCAGAAAGTTAAAAGAGATCCGATTTTATATGAAGCGTATCAACACGACATAGAAGCTCTCACAAAGATTTATCAAAATAAACGAATATTTCAGACTTATGAAGAATATCTTAGCGATGACGACTTAATTAGGTTAAAAGACGCTGGGTGGACTATTCCCCAAATAGCTGAAAGACTAAAAGTATCTACTGAAATAGTCAGAAAGAAACTTAAGAAGTTTGAATCTATCAAAGACAATAATAACTCAGTAAATAAAGAAGAACCAAAGAAAGCTAAGAAAACTTCATTAAAGAAGAAGGAGGCTAGCGATGAATACAGACAACAAGAAGAAGATTAAGAGGAGTCTTAATCAATTCATATCTATATGGAATAAAGAGAAGAGAGCTCTTATAAAGTATAAGAATGCTAGGGAAAGTGGAGAAGATATAGAGCCTATAGAAATGCACATTAGAGATACTGATGCTTTAAGAGCTATTCAACTATTAGCACAGATTGAAGGTATGTTAGAGCATAAAGAAGATAGTATTAATATATCTGTTATAAAACCAAAGTTTAAGATTCAATAAGTCCAAAAGTAACCAATAAACTAGTATGAATGAATTAGAATTTCAAATGGTAGATTTATTACCTAGACAATTAGAAATTTATGAAGCCTCAAGTCCTCAGTCAAAATATGATACTATTATAGCTATTACTGGTCGTCAAGTAGGTAAAGTTCAACCTATAGATACAATAGTTTATAATAAACAAGGAGCATTAAAGTTAGGTGAATTAAAAGTAGGTGATTATATACAATCTGGATGGAACAGCTTAACTAAAGTATTAGCAATTTATGAGCACAAAGATTGGCAATTTTACAAAATTACATTTAGAGATGGTACTTATACTTACGCTGGTTTAGAGCATTTATGGTTTGGTTATGATATATACAGAAAAGAGTGTGTTAAAAGTACTCAAGATATCATAAGTGATATGACTAAGTATAAAAAACCTTCTTTCTTTATACCTACTTCTAAGTTAACATTTGACGAGCAATTTTTAAGTATTGACCCTTACTTATTAGGACTATTAATTGGAGATGGTTGTATCACAACTAAGACTATATCAATTACTACAAATGATAGTGAGACTATCGACTATGTTAGTAAGGAATGTGACGGAGATGTTAGAATAGATTTTGACAAGAGATCTACAGCTGTACAATTAGTTTTTAAAGGGCTTTATAGAAAAGAGCTAGTAAATAAACTAACAGAATTAGGGCTATTAGGGTGTAATAGCTCGAATAAATTTATACCAGATATATACAAATACTCAAGTGAAGATCAAAGAATAGAACTGATACGTGGCTTAATGGACACTGATGGTTATTGTAGTAAAGAAGGTATAATAGAATTTGTGTCTAAATCAGAAAGACTTAGAGATGACGTTCAATGGCTTTTAAAAAGCGTTGGTATATACACTAGAGTCTATAAAAAGTATAATAAAAAGTATGATAGATGGTTTTATTACTTAAGACCAGCTACAAATAAAGCTATCTTCAAATTAAAGAGAAAGTTAGATAGACGTAAATATGTCAATAGATTTAATTTAAATCCGATAATTAGTATTGAAGAAGCTTATAGACAAGATGGACGTTGTATTACAGTAGATCATCCTAAAGCCACTTATGTATGTGATAATAATATAATGACTCATAATACTCTAACAGCAACTCAGATAGTACTTAATTGGATGTTTCAGTATGATGGAGCTAAGATTGGCTTCTTTATGCCAACACGAAAGCAATGTGTAAAAGTGTTTAATCAGCTTCTATACGGACTAGAAGATATCAAGACACTGTTTGATGTTAATAAAACATACTTAACAATAACTAGTAAAGTTAATAAAGCTTTTGTTAAGTTCATTACAGCACAAAACGATAATTTCAGAGGTGATACTTACGACTTAATAATTGTTGATGAAGCTTGTTTCGTTAAAGATGAAATTTATCAAGCTGGTATTCGAGCTACTGTAATGAATGCTATTACATTAGGTTATGGTAAACAAGTATTATTGAGTACTCCTAAATGGAAAAATTGGTTTTATAATGCTAGTTTAATCGAAGAGAACACTCGTAAAGTTATAAAATTTACCAGTCAAGAATCTGGTAGGTATAGTGAGAAAGTAATTGAACAACTTAAAAAGGAATTACCAGAACACGTGTTCAATAATGAATATATGGCTGAGTTCCTTGAAGAAGGAAACGGTTTATTTAAATGGAAACAATGTGTTATGACATCTACCCCCACTGACTTAATTGGAGTTAGTGCTGGTTTGGATTTTGGTGTTGAAGAAGATTATACAGTGTTAACAATTCTTAATAAGAAAGGTGAAGTTATATGTCTAAAAAAGTGGTACAGAGTAGACTGGATGGATCTTTTGGACGAAGTTGTCAAACAGTTAAAAGAGTATGGTAGTCCTACTGTATATTGTGAAACAAATGGTATTGGTAATATGCCGACAAAAACATTAAGACATAAATATAGTAACACAAGAGATTTTACCACCACTAACAAAACAAAGAATGACATTATAAATAAGTTAGCATTAGACTTTGCTAACCAAAACATATGGATACCAAATGACGCATCTCTTCAGAAAGAATTAGATGCTTTTTCAATGACAATGACTTCAACTGGTAAAATAACTTATGGAGGATCTGGTGGTTTTCACGATGATCAAGTAATGAGTCTAGCTATTGCTAATTATCATCGAACTTCGGGAACTAGATTAATTGTTAAGTTATAGAGGGGTGCAAAAAATGGTGCATTTTTGAGTTTTATATAAGCTTTTTCGTATTTTTTGCTCCCCATCAACATCGAGATTTAAACACAGAATAATTAGTAAGCTATGAAAGAAGTAAAATTAACAATTGACGGTGATGTTCAAGTATTCAAAGTAAAAGAGCTTGAAGATCTAACAGTAAGAGATTGGTACAATTTACATAATGCTCTGATAATGAAAGAGTCAAGACCAATTCCGGGGGCAATTGGTGGAGGTTTTGAAGAAATACCAGATGAGCTAGCATCAAATGAGTTTCTACAGAGAAAGTATTTAAAAATTGTTACAAGCTTTTGTAATATACCAGAAGAGTACTATAAAAGTTACGTTGGGTTATTGGAAACTATATTGGAACTCATTCCCGACATTAATAATATAGACAGTGTTGTTTATAAATCAATAAAGTTAGATGATGATGAATATATAATATCTGACTTAACAAAAATCAGCTTTATGGAATGGTGTGATATTGAGTCGTATCATGTTATTGATAAGCTAGCTCCTATTTGTATAATGCTTAGACTTGAAGGAACAAGCTACGATTATTTCAATAATGATCTACAGTATAAACTTAAGTGTCTATATGGTCTAAAAGCTAAAAAATGGATGAGTACTATACTTAGTATGTTTAACGAGATAAACAAAGTTAGGCAGTCTTATTACTTTGTTTATAATGCTGACTATGGATCTTCTGAAGGATACATAAATAACGCTCTTAAAGAGCATTACAAGCGTTTTAATTGGCACGATGTAATTGTTCAACTAACTGATTCAAATGCGTTTAATGGACCAACGGGAACTTTAGATGCTATACGTAACGCAAAAGCTCTAGATGTATTGTGGTATCTCAATATCAAAAGAAGTAGAGAAGCTGCTGAAAGTAAAGACCAAATAGCTAATATGAATAAAATTAAATAAGATGGAAGAATTAATAAATGAATTACAATTTGTGTGTCAATCACATAAGTTAGTAAAGACCTTCAAGTATGGTAATCTGGCCGACATTAACGATGCTAACACAGAATATCCATTGGTATTCCTAGAGTTTGATGAGACTTTCGTAAGTAACAGCACTACTTTTAAATTTGAAAGAACACAATCGTACTCTTTTGATGTTTACGTACTTACTTTTAGTGATCATATAAATTTAGATGAACCTACAAACCTTATTAACAGTGCGTTAAATCAAGAAGCGTTATCTGTTATTACTTGTGAAAACATAGCAAAACAACTAGTTTGGAAAATTCATCAAAGATTTGATGATAGACTTAATAAGTACGTAGAACCTACTGAGTGGTTTATTATACCAGTACTCAGACAATATGTAGATGATCTTAACGGTGTTAGATTAAGGATGACAGTTAATGTTTATAGAGAATTTTGCAACTACGAAGATGCTTTTATGGATCAAGCATTAAGTGGTACTAATGAATACAAAGACAATTATTAATTGGTAAATACAAGAACTTGTCTTAAACAATTACCAGTCTTAAGACACAAAATAACTGTTTACAATGGATCAAAATTTAATTCCAAATTACAGAATTGAGGGTGATGACTCTACTGTAATCTTCGACACATCTTATGTAGCAAATCCAGCTACTCAAAAAGGATTCTTAAAGTTTAAGAAAGTTAAATTCAAACAAATGAAGAATACTAAACAAATGAGAGTTACTAAGTTTAAACAAATAAAAAATACTAAGTTTAAACAAATGAGGACTACTAAGTTTAAACAAATGAAGAATGCTAAGTTTTCAATGCTTGGAGAATGGGAACGTATGACATCTGGTGTATGGTTTATGCCAGACACTCAGTATCTACGAGTAGATGATCAAGGTAATTATTATACTGTAGAAATTAGTAAAGAAGCTTTAAAAAGCGCATTGATAAATTTCCTAAAAAGAGGTTTCGCTAATAGTACCAGTTTAGAACACTCACAACCTATGTCTGATGATAAATTCATAGCTGTTGAATACTGGATCATTGATTCTCCAGAAACTTTAAGTCCTATTTATAAATTAAGCTTAACTGATTTAGGCTACGATCCCAATGAAATACCAATTGGTACTGTTATGAAAACAACTTATGTTGCTGATGAGCAATTTTGGAATGATTATGTGTTAACTGGTAAAGTAACTGGTTACTCAATCGAAGGGTTATTCTCATTAACATTAGACAATATACAATCTTTTAATGAAGTAGTAGAAGATACTATACCAGAGGAAGTTAAACAGAAAGCTCAAGAGATTGTTGATGGTGAGATTACTGTTGATGATACTACCTATATTGTTAGTGAAGGTAATGTGGTAGATATAGTAAAATCTACAGAAGAAGAAGTTCAAGACTTTAATGAAGACTCTACTGATAGTATTGAAGATGAGTCAGTAGAGGTAAGAGATTTAGCTAGAGAACTAGACGAGTTAAAAGAACTAGTCTTACAGCTACAAGATGAGAAAGAAGCTCAAAAAAGCGAATTGGAATCTAAGGAGAAGCAACTAGAAGCAATGCGCAAAGAGCTAAATAATCAACCTATTAAATCGAACTTTACCGCTTCAAGTGTTAAGCAAAATCTTAAAGAGTTCAAAATTGGCGGTAAAACATTTTACATTTAACGATTAAATTTTAATTACAATGAGTTTTACAATTAATCCTAATTACTTTGGTGGTGAATTTAACCAAGGTTTGTTTTTACCACGTATTAAACAAACTCGTGATTTAGGTTCTGGGTTATGGAGAGTAGTGGATGGTAAAGATTACGCTATTGTTCCTATTTTATCACACGAATCATATGTTCAAACTGGTTCTAACTGTTCATTGGTACCTACAACTAGTAACACAATTGCTGAGAAACGTCTCGATCTCGTTCAATTAGGTATCCGTCATTTGAAATGTAAAGACGAACTCATTCGCTCTAACTATGCTCTTCAAATGGCTCGTGGTGTTTATAACGATGATATTGTAGCACCCGTTCTTGAAGGTCTTATTTCTTCTATGGCTGATACTCTTAATAACACATGTGCTCGTCTTCGTTGGGTAGGTTCTGTAGCTGGTGGTGATGCTATGGACGGTATTATTACTAAACTTCAAGCTGCTGGTGCTTATAATAACCTTACTAACCCCACTGGTTACAGAGCTGTAGCTGCTGGTACTGTGAACGCCAGTACTGTTATCGGTGAAATACAAAAAGTTATTGATGCTACTCCAGTTGAAGTTCGCTTTTCTACTGGATTCAAACTAGTAATTTCTCCAGCTGTATTTAGTGCTTATCAAGCTGCTGCTGCTCAACAAAATGCTTTTGCAACTTGGGGTGTAGGTAATGTAAATGATCCTATGACTAGCTTACCAGCTTTTGTTGGTTATTTTGCTGGTACTGCTGTTCCTATGTTTGTTATTCCTCAATTGACTGGTACATTAATGTTAGCTGGTAACTTTGAAGATAACGAAAACGGTAATCTTGTATTGGCTACTGACCTTTTACTCGATTTTGGTAATGTAATTGTATTTGACAAGCAAACTGTTAATCCTTTGGATACCCAAATCGAGTTTGGTATGGCGATTCGCCAAGCTGTAGACTTTATGGATGCTAGCCAAATTGTCCTATACATTTAATATTCTCTAACTCTTAAAACTTTAAAATATGAGTTTATATTGCCCAGCATTGAATGATAACATTAATGCTAACTGTTTGGGTTTGATGAGAGCTGGTATCAAAACACTTTATGCTGCTAACTTTGGTCAAGTATCAGCTATTTTGGATAACACTTTGACAAAAGAAGTGGATACTATCATAATGGCTACCAACCCTCTCACGTCTCAACCTTACTACTGGTATCGTATTGCATTTAAAAAAGATACAGCTGGTCTAGTTAACGAACTAGCTGTTGAAGGTACTCGATATATCAATCAAACTTTTAACTTCTCTGTTGAAGGTATTACTCGTCAAAGTTTGGAACAACTAGAATTACTAGCTTCTGGTGATGTAGTATTTATCGCAGTAGACTATGAAGGTGTAGCTCACGTTATTGGTCGTCAAGGTGGTCTAAAAATGTCAACTATGAATTATGGTACTGGTACCGCCCTCGGTGATATGTACGGTGGTGAAATTGTATTTACTGGTGCTGAATCTGAATTGACAAACGTAATTGCTCCTGGTACAACCATTCAAGTATGGAATGGTACTAGTACTGACACTGTTACGTTCTAATTATTTTAGTGTTTATTGGTTACTTAAGCTCTGGTGTCGTGATGACACTGGAGCTTTTTGTTTTAATCTACGCAAAGATGTGACAGCGGTAACCAGCTAATTGAATAACCTTAAAATTAATAAGAATGTCTTGTAAATTAAACAACATTCCCAGTAATTGTGAACTAATAGTTTCTGGGATACAGAGACTCTGGTTAATACCTTACGGAGATGTTACCAACTTAAGATATAATCCGAATAACCTAAGTTTCATAACCGACTACCAACTTTTATCAATCCCAATTGAGTGGAACACTGGTAGAGATACTCGTTTTACATCTAACTTAAACTATAATGATAAAATACAAACTTTTACACATAGTCTTGAAGTACAATTAATAAAACTAGAGCCTTTTAAACGTGAAGAAATAGAGAAAATCCGTCGTCAAGATTGGTCAGCTATCTTTAGTGATATGACTAAACAATGTAGATTCTTAGGAGAATCTAGTCCATTGAGACTCAAGTCTATTGACGAAGTTACTGGTTCTCGTAATGAAGGTTCATATGAATACAGATTAAGATTCGAGACAATAGCCCAACATCAAGCTAAATTTATAAATTGCTTTGACGCTGAATGTTTTAGTTCTTTTATTGGTGAAGAATCAAGACGCTCAGTATTTCTGATAAATAACGCTTCAACGTTAGTTAGCACTGGTTCATTACAAATTGTCGCTGATACAGATCTCTTAACTAGCTCTGGTACAATAACACCAACTGGTTGGAATAACCCATTAGTGGTTAACACAGATGTTCAAACATTGAACTCACTATTAGGCGGTAGAGGTGTTGTTGAAGCTCTTCAATACAATTCTGTAAGCGATTTAGCTCTGATATCTTTAGCATCTTTTGATACAACATTCGACTACTTTAAAGGATTTACAGCAAACCCTATTAGATCTATTAGAACTAGATTTTTAGAATTAAGCATATTAACTGGTACAATAGCTAATGGTTCTACAATAACTGTAACAGATTCATTTAATAATGTATTATACAGCGGTTTAATCAGTGATCCTATAAGTGGTCTTGGTCTTTCTGGAACAGTTGGTAATGCTACAATTGAAGTTTCAACTTTATATTCTACTAGTGTTACGTTTACAGCTACAATAACTGGAACATCGTGTGAAACAAGACAGTATACATACAACTATGAGCCATTAACAACGTGTGATACTACTTTTGACTATCAAGTACTTGAAGGTACTCAATACAGTGTTACGTTTTCTAAGTATGATTTTGCTCCCTCATTTAGACGAATGAGCTTACATTATGGAGGATTCTCTAGTATTATATTAGGAAATGCTTCTGAATATACAAGTGATTTAGCAACATTCCAAACAGCTGTAGTGAATGCTATAACTAATTGGGGATCTGATATATCAATAAATACTATTCAAGTCATTGATGGTGGTTCTGTTGTAACAATCTTGTTTCAAAGTTCAAACCCAAATTCTTACTTTCACGTAATACTTTATGGGAACGATTTTGGTTCTTATACAAATGATGTAAGATATGTAGCTGGTACCAAATCTGTATTATTGAACTTAATAACAACTACAGCGCAATCTGATATATCAATTAGACAAAGTAGTTCATTAATTGAGGGTTTAAATGGACAACCTCCTACAACTGTTAATGGATTTTTATTAGAGACTGTTAATGGTGTTCAAAATACTACAAATAATGTAAATATTGTATTAAATCCGTTCCCAGAAACAGCTCAATTTGAAATTGATGTAACTAGTTCTAGTTGTCCAACATATAGCCATCTTCAAGATATTGTTACGTGTGTTACAGAAACAACATCCAGAAACGGAGGTGTTTATTATATTTTAGAGTACCCAGTAGTAAGTAGTGCTGAAATCGGATTTAGTTTCTGGGAAATATATAATGGTGCTACACCATTAGGTAGTTTTTTTATGTCCCAAGTTAATCCTAATAATTATGCTCAGTTAGCATTTAATCTAAATGACTTTGGTTTTGAATTATTAAATGCTCAATTCAGCTGGGCACAGTCATTGTGGATTATTGAATTAAGACATAATGTAGAATACTCAGCACTACGTATTAATATTGATGGAGCTCCAGCGTTTACTATAAGTAGATCGTTTAGCATTGCTGATTGTAACTTTGACGATGTTTTACATCCTAGTATTACAGTTGATTATAACTTACCTACGATTGATCCAGCACTACCAACTCTTAACGTTGTAAATCAACGAGCTGACTCTCCAGTATACTACTTTATGAGAGATCAATATCAAATAGCTTATTTAGATTATGATACTGGTACTGGTGACTTAGATATAACTATTAACAATAGTAGTGGTATTACTGGTGACTTTTACTTTGACTTATATAATACTTTCCCAACACCAACAGTAACTCCAATGATAACTTATCAGGTAAATGCTGGTAATACTAATGCTACTTTCAATTATCTTACTGATCTGGCATTAGTGGGCTATGTACCTACTGATACTGCTTATGTAGTCGTTCGTAATGATAACGGATTTTATCATAATAAGCTTTATGTAATTGCTACAAATACTGCAGTATCAATTGATGAGGTTATATTATACAGATCAATATGGGGACGTGGGCAACAATTCTGGGCATTAACTAGTGACTGGTCCGCTTATTATTACACTTGGTCTATAAACTCTTTACTATGTCCGTTATTTAGTCCTTTAAGATTAAATTCAGATTTACTTTTATGGGTTAGACCAGAGGGTCAGACTATTAGCTGGCGAACGACAACAACTAGAACTCTTACTAATGGTTCTCTAACTTATACTGGTTCTTCTTCACTAGAAGTTAACGCCCTTGTATCATTTGACGCTGGTGTTACGTATTACATAGTAACTAATGTTAGTGGTTCAACAATTACTTTAAACAGACCTATTAGTGAGCCTTCTGGACCGCATATGGAGTTTGTTGCTGTTGTTGATAACTTAACTGATTCGTCTACGTATAATAGAACTGGTTTAGGACACGGTAATACTAGATATTATTTAACTAATGTTAACGGAGGATTTTCCGGAATATATATAAACAGTAGCTCTTATTATTCATTAAATCCTATTACTGTATCGAACCCTAACTCACTAGATATGTTTACAGTTGTTAGATCAGCTAGTGGGTCAGCTAGTATACTGTTTGCACATAGATCTAGTACAAATGCTCTAGTCCAATTCAATGTTAATCCTACAACTTGGTGTGCTGTCGGGCAATTTAGAGACTCTAACGGTATTAATTTACAAACAGCAACTTCTACTGTAAATGCTCAACCGTTCCCTATTTTTAATTTATACAGTTATTCTTTTGTTCAAGGTGTTAGTCCTTCTCCCGATAATATTCAAGTGTGGAATAACGGTGATTATAACAACAGAGCTAGTGCTAGTACTAATATGACTGGTACATTTACAAGCTCACAACAACTTATTGGAGCTTTTAATATCGGATCTGTACAGCCTGGGTTTGCTGGAATAATACAAGAAATTATTATAACTAATGGTTTATCGTTAGCTGATAAACAGAAAGTTGAAGGATGGATTGCTTGGAAATACGGAATGCAATCTTTCTTACCTAATTATCATCCTTATAAGAATGTAAGACCTTAACTCCCATTGAACACTTATGATAGTCAGTGGGATATAGAACCTTATTTTAATAATTAATCTTTAAATTAAACAAAATGATTACTTCACAAATTACTGGTCGTCCGATCTTTGGATCTGACCCATCTGGTTACACACCTTTAACACCAAATCCAGTTAAATATGTAATTACTCAGTCAAAACGAGTTGAGTTTGATTATACTGACCTCACTTTTGGTGTTAACATCCCAGCTACAAAAGATAATTTTCTAACAATGGTAAAGACTAAGTTAGATAATGATTACAGTGCTTTGGTCTTTACTGACCCAGCAGCTAACTATGATATTCGGTATGAAGTTGTAGATGTTAGACTTGATTTTGAAGTGGCTGGTACTGATCGCTCGATTTGGTCAGAACGTACTTGGAAATGGTATGTTGATGTCGTTATTAAAGTAAATGTAAACTAATACGTATTGTTTACGCAAAGTTGGGTGAGGAGCTTGTGCTTCTTACCCTTTCTTTGTTTAAAGACGATACCAATTAGATTTGATTAAATTTAAAAGAACTAGAAATGAATAAACAAAACAGAATTAAACAGTGTCCTAAACTAGGTACTTCGCTTGAATTTTCATCTGAAGCTGGTTTAGGATTACCTATTGTTAGGAGTTCTGGATTTTCCCGTAAAGGTAACAGATATATACCTTATAGTGCTAATTCACAACGTATTACATCTAACAATAACCTCCCACAGCTACTTATTAAAATAGCTTTAGAATCACCCACACACGGTGCTGCTATACAACGTAAAGCTATGATGATTGAAGGATTAGGTATTGATTTGAATAGACTATCACCGTCTCTTGTAAAGAAACTTGAGAACTCTTTAAATGAAAGAGGTGAAACCTTAAACGACATACACGAGAAAATCAGTCAAGATTACGCTTATTTTAACGGTTATGCTATTAAAGTTTATTGGGGTAATGATGGTTACATTGCTAGAATAGAACACGTACCATTTGAACAAGTAAGAAGAGGCGAGCCTATAGGTGATTTACAATACTATATTATCTCAAACAATTGGGATGATACACTTAGTCCGAAGTATGAAAAAACATATCAATTACCAGAGTTTAATCCTAAATATTTCGGCAAAGATTCAGTACCAGTCGATGAGTTAGGAATACCTACACCTACTCAAGAACAAATAGAACAAGGTTGTCAGTTAATATATGTTTACGATTATAAACCTAGTGCTTCATCTGGTCAACTATTTTATCCGTTACCCGATTACTGGTCTGGTATTGATGCTGCTTTGACAGAAATACAAATACTTATTGCTAATAAATCATTAATTGATAACGGCTTCAATGGAAAATATCTAGTAACGTTACCATATGTCCCAACATCTGAGAATGAAAAAGATGAACTAGATAAGTTATTGTTAATGAATTATGGCGGAGCTGCTAATCAAGGGAGAATTATGACTCTTTATGTTAATGATCAAAACTCAATGCCTAAAATTGATAAAATCGAGCCTATAAATGCTGACACTTATTTGAATGTTGATAAATCAGTAAAACAAGCAATTGTTACAGCACACCAAATTCCGGCGATTTTACTGGAGTACAATGAAGGTGGTGGGTTTAACAACAGAGCTGAAGAAATGACTGTGGCATTTGAGCAATATCAAAACAGTAAGATCAAACAGTTTCAAGCTAAATTAGCTAGAACTTACAAGACTATTATGTATTATATGGGATGGGATAATGAAGATGTACAAATCATCCCTTTTAGTCTTGATAGTCAACAGAAAGAGCAATTAAATGGTGAAACCTCTTTAAATGTATAATATGAGAACTCCAACAAGTATTATAAGTAACAGACAATCTTTTAGAACTCTTGTTACTCCCACTGACATTAAGATATATTGTCCAATATCAGCTAATATAAATGATAATGAAATTATACCTTCAATACTAAGAGCTGAAGAATTAATTATTGCTGAAGTATTAAGTCTACCTTTATATAACAGACTCTTAGACGAATGGCACTTAGCCAATTATAATCCAGACAATATAAGAGATAATACACAAAGTCCCGATGGAGTTAATTACAAAGAGTTGTATCAACAACTTTATAAAGCACTCATTTGGCACTCTTTTACATACTTTATACCAGAGAATGCTATAAAGATTACAGAGAAGGGTATTATGTTGAATAATTCTGATTACTCAGAAAACGGTTCATTACCAGTTATGAAAGAACTTGAACATCGTTATAGAACACAAGCTGGTATATATACAGAGCGTTTAATTGCTTATGTAAAAGAGACTTTTAAAAACGATAAAGATGTAACTCCAAAAGAACAAGGTGGTTATCATAGTCCGTTTTACTTTAAACATAAATTAAGATGCAACCAACATTAATTGATCGGATAAAGGAGAAATTTAAGCAACTTGACCCTAATGCCTCCTACACATCTACTTTAACAATGATAGGATCATTAATAGCTGAGAATGGTATTAACTACATATACGCTTCAATTGCTATTTACACAGCTTGGTATTCGAGTAAAGTTAATAAAGCGAAATTAAACAAAGAGATTGAAGCGTTAGAACTTAACAACAAGAAAATAGCCCTAGATATAGATTTACATAAACAAGAACGAGAGTTGGCACTGGAAGAAAAACGAATAGCTATTAAGGAAAAGAACTTAAAACTTGATGAATATGGAAAAAATATCGAATGAAGATTATATTCAAAATTATAACATATATATTCACATAGCTTGGCTCATAATCCTACTAGGATTACTTTTCAGCTAAGTATTCGCTTGTTAACCAATAAACACTCTATTATGATATACATTCATATTGTTTTAATCTCGATTGGTATTTACGCTGTTTACAAGTTGAGTCGTGATAAAACAAGAGCTGATTAGAGAGTTGTGGAACTTTTTTACACTGTTCTTTGTTAATCTAGTACTGGTGAAAAAAATTTACAAAAAAAATCAAGCATCGGCATATTTTATGTGATTTTATAAAAACTTATTTCTTATCTTTACAGTACAAAATCATACAAGATGAACTCACAATATTTAATCAACTTGACCTTCACAGTAGTACTAATTATTACCTACTTTCTAGGTCGTTATTTAATTAACCATAAACACTAAACTATGTACATAGCAATAACTTATATCCTAGTAGTAATTGCCTTCATGATTGGTAGAGGACTTGGAACAGCTGAAGAAAGAATAGGGCGTAATAAAATACTTTAAAAAAATATTGAGTATCGCCAAAATTAGCTATTGGTTTTTGAACTTTTTTACGTATATTTGTTGTAATGATATGGACGATACACCGTGTTGTATCATATGGTATGACACGGTGTTATATTAATCAAAGACATTTTTTTTAATCATGGGGTGCAAAAAATACGAAAAAGTGCTTATAACACGTAAATATACCTCAAATTTTGCACCCTTAACCCTTAACCCTTAAATTTAACAAGAATGAGAACTTTAACACTTAAAGCTGAATACGCTTCACAAGCACCAGAACTTAATAATCGTATTCCTTATGGTTATGTTAACAAGACAATTTGTGGATGTGGTATGACCACTTTGGCAATTGAAAATGACAGAAACAGTATTATCTTGGTACCAAATGTTACTTTGGTCGAGAATAAAACAGCTCAATATCCAAATAACAGATGTGCTTATAAACTCTTTGGTGTTTATGGTGAAGTAACTGAGGATCAAGTAACCTCTTATGTTATGCAAACCCGTATAAGCAATCAGCCAATCAAAATTATGGTAACTTATGACTCTTTATGGAAATGTGAGAGATACCTTAAATCTTGTGATATTATTGTTGATGAATCAGATCGTTTACTGTTATCAACAAAACTTAAAATCAGCTCAAAGACTGTGTCAACAAATAATGACGTTATCACTTATTTATTTAATACTTTGGAAGAACATAAAGAAAGAGTATCATTCGTTTCTGCGACACCAACACCAGTAACTTACCTTCCAGAGTGGGTACAGAATCTTGAACAAGTTACCATTCAATGGGAAAATACAATTGTTGCAAAACCTTATTTGATGCAAAGAACATATCCAACAAAATCACTGATTAATGAGTTGGTATTACCCTTAAACATCAACGGTTCAGTAACTGTTAATGACCTTAAAGCGACAAAGCTTATTATTTTCTTAAACTCAGTTACTGAGATTATGAAAGTGATTAAAGAAGCAAATCTCGAACCAGATGATGTTGCTTTAATAATTGGTGATAATGCCAGAAATGATGTAAAGATTAAAGGATACAACAGATTAACTGATCCAAAGAATTTACCAACGTTTACTTTCTGTACATCAACTGGCTTTCAAGGTATTGACTTGGAAGATAATGATGCGTTGAATGTTATTGTAAGTAATACGACAAAAGATTTCACAATGATTGACATGGCCACTGACTTAAAACAAGCAATCAGTCGTCAACGTAATAAGAATAATCCCAATTATGGTAAGTTTGTTTATGTGTATAATCAGAGTATTTTTGAGAAAACAGAGAAAGAGTTGTTATCTGTAATTGATGAACTTGAGGAAACAATTAAACAAGCAATACAGCTTTATGATATTGCCAAAGAGAAATGTCTTAAAAAAGGGTTCTTTATATCACCCGATTTTATTACGTACACAATTTATAACTCAAATAATGACAGTTATATATTGAATCGTATTGCCTTTAATGCTGATAAATACTTCATTATGGAAACAAGAAGACAGTATGAGAAAGGGTTTAATCTGAGAGGTGTATTTACTGATACAGAAACTGTCGAGCCAGTTATTTTACCAAAGAATGTAACTTATGCTGATGTTGCTGAATACTTTAAAAATAACCACAAACAAGGTGTTATTGATTGGGGTATTTACT